ATCTAGATCGCCAAGTGCATTAACGCCTTTTGAGCCATAAAGCAGTGAGAAACCCTTCGGACGAAGAGGTCCATAGAATCCAACAGGAAGAGCATGTCTGTCTTGGAGTTGTTGATTTGTAACTGCGGAAGCCATTTCAATATAAATGTAGTCAGAGTTATTTGCGTATTCTCCACGAACATTGTATTTTGCATTTGTAGAGTCCCATTCAAGATATTGGTCTCCAATGATTTTGGCCATATAACTTTCAGAGGAAGGATCAAGGTTCAAGCCAGAGTATTGTTCAACAACCTCTCCGTTTCTATTGGCAACTTCTAAAGTAAATGTTGAATTTGGATTCAATGTGTTTCCTAGAGCTAGGTCACGTATATTAATATGGTAGTTGTTCTGGAGCCATTCGCCATCATGCAAAGCAACAACTCGGAATAGTTTTTCCTGAGTTGGTTGTCTGTTGATAAACCAACCAGACTTTGCAGGAAGCATATCTTTATAGTGGTCTGACCAGTTCAAGGAACCAGAGTCAAGAGCAACAAGAATAGCTTGTTGATCACCAAGAGTAGTACTAGTGTTTCCAGCAACTGCAACTTCGTAGGTTTCACCTAAGAAATAAGTTTGATCAGTTAAACCAAAGTTTTTATTTGCTTGAAGTAGCTGTGGGTTAGTATTGAATACGTCTCGGATGTAATCTTTAGATCCGGGTGTAAAATCAAATGTAAACTCAGCAGCGGCAGCTTCACCCGATTCTGTGGTCATCTTATCGTTTGCAGTGTAAAGGCACATTTTAAATTTATTAGCAGCTCCACCAAGAGACTTTATCAAAGTACCAGCAGAAGAAGTAGCATCAGAGGTCGTTCCAGCGATTGTTCCGGAAAGAGTCAAAGCAGCTCCTTTTGTGTAAAAGACAGCAGCTAGCGAACCAGAACCGATGTTATCAGCGTCATCATACGAAGCAGAAGGAATAATGAAAAGACCATATGCTGTGTTTGTTGATGCAGGTAGTTCATTTGGGTTAGAGGTTGTACTAACCGACCATCCTGCAAGCTCTGTATTTGCATCAGCAGTCGCATCAGCTTCTCCAAGAAGTCTTACAAAAGTAACAGGTGTTGTTTGTGAAGCAAGGTGAGCTTGAGCAGCATAGATACCATAGGTTGGTCCTAAACTGTTTCCTTCTCTCCATATATCGTTATCTTTTCCACCTTTACCGGAAATTCCTTTTCCGAAGATGGTATTAAAGTCATCAAGTGTTTTAACCTTAATTGGTTTCATTGCGGGACCTGATAGGGCTCTTCCAATTATTAGAGGTCCAACGTCATCAGACACTACATCTGGTATGCGACTCTCGTCAATTTCACTTATCAATACACCGGGTGAAACAAAATCAAATTTTCTAGGCATTAAAATATCTCCTTATTAATACATTTATCTCTTATAAATAGTAAGATAAAAGCGCAAACGCTTTAATCTCTATAATCCTTGTCTTTCTTTTTCCAAGGGATTTGGTCTCCAATAATTCTACGCTCTCCTGTGATTCTAACTTTTACTTGGTTTTCTCTTCTAGCAAGGTCTGGTTTCTTCCTAGAATATCCCTCTCCGTTTAGATGACCAAGCACTTTTATATCAACTTTTGTCTCAAACATTCTTTCGTCTTCGCCAATGTTTGCAGTATTGTTATTCATAGAAAAGTCTTGCTGGATGAACGCTTCATACCTATGACCATCGTTTTGGAATATAAAAGAGTTTATCTGACCAGTCCTTGTTAGGAATGGTTGCATCAAATCATTCATTTGTTGCTGATACTCTGTTCTCAAGGTGATCGAATAGGTCATAGTAACGTAAACAGGTATTGGAGTATTGTAGGTTTCATAGATAATTTGATTATTTTCGTCAACCTTTCCTGTTTGTTGTTTATTTTTGCTGTTTTGTTGTGCTATGGAGGACTGAAAGTTTTGTGTCTTGTCTTGGTTTATCCTTGAATCAACAGGGACAGTTCCTCCTCTATAATCATCAACTTCTAGTAGGTTGGCTTGATAAGCTCCTTTAAAGTTTGGATCTTTAACCATCGATGATCGATTAACAGTAATTAATGGAAGTATTAGTTTACCAACTTTGTCTCTAATCCTTACATCTTTTTTGATTTGCCAAACTCTTTCTGAGCCTAACCATAGTACTGGTACTTTATAGATACCTTTGTTTGTCTTTGTATGAATGTCTAATGAATTGTGGACCCACTCATAAAGACCAGTATCAATAGTCTCTATCGAAGATGCTTTAAAGTGTATGTATTCATCGTTATTCGGCATTAAATACTCCATCTCGTGCCCTAATACAGTCTGCTACAATTTCAAACTGAACATCAGCTTGACCAAAAAGGTGTTTGGGCTCATTTGTTTTAACTATCTCATAAAATATCTTTCCATACTTTATAAAGTCACCTTCTCTAATAAATAGGTCCTGATCTTCTGTTAAACGTCTCTTATGAAACATAACCTTTAAACCGGTCTTCTTATCGAGAGCCATATTTTCGAGAAAGTTGGTCTCCACACCTTGATACTCAACTCTTGCGAATACTCTTATCGGTGGCAAGAAAGTTTTCTCTATTGCTTCTCCGTATAACGGGTGAAAATTAGTATGATCAATGTCAACTGGAAAGTAAAGCAGTTGTTGACCTGCGACTCTTTCGATAATCTCATCGTTAACTTGTTTTACAAGATTCTTTTCCTTCTCTCCAAGAAACATTGGAGGAGGAGGTGCATCTGGTTTCTTCCACTTGTTATCAGCCATGTTATTATCCTACGAATATCTTGAGAGGTGTGTCTGAGATGATGTCTTTCGCCTTTTCGGTCATAGCAGCATCGGTCTCTATGAGTTTGCTATAGGTCATCTCATCTAGTTGCTTTTGAAGTTCTTCTTTTAAAGCTTGTTTCTCTTCCTTCGCCTGACTTAATAGGTCTGATGCGTTTAAGCTTATGTTGTCTCCGGGAATTGGAACGTTTCCGCCAAACTTTCCTCGAACTTGGCCAAGGATCTCTTTACAAAGAGCCAGAGCATATCGTCTGATCCACTGCTTACCTATTGAATTGATTTTTTCGTATGGAAGGTTTTCAAATGGGATTGTGTTCATGTTATTGACACCGTCTAGACCCATGTTGTTATCGTCTGTCCAAATGTTTCCATCTTCGATGGTGAACTTGAACCAAAACTTTTCGGGTGATACCGAAGATGGTATCGGAAAGAGTCGAAGCTGATTGTCTATTATCTCATATGAGTAGTGAGAGGTTCTAGTATAAAGATGATCTTCATAGGACATTGCTTGAATCTTGTTTTGCCAAGCTGGAATGACCTGAAATGTTGAGTCATCGGCGTATTGTCCGTAAGTGTGCATATCTCCAACGACATTTAAGCCACCATAATACCCATAGAATCTCCACATCTGTTGAGGAGACACATAATACATCTGTCTTATCTTGACTCTTGGATTTCCAACCATTTTGTTGTAAAAGGGTGAGCTACTATCATTTGCCGAAGAAGATACGATGCTTTGAAGATCGTAATCTTGTTTATCCGAAACAATATCTATAGAAGCACTGTAAAGGGTCTGTGTGCCGCCTATTCCTGCTTCGGTAGCAAATGTATCACCAATGCGAAAAGCGGCTTCAAATGAGAACTTGGGGTACTTTAATGCATAATCTTGGGGACCATCTGTGATCTCCCCTCTATGATTGAATGAACCGGTTTCTGAACCTAGTGCGGAACCAATTACATTCTTGGTTTGATGCATGTTTATAATATAAGAGTACTCTAAACAAGACTCTTCATAAGCGGCAAATACACTTCCACTTGTTATCTCAACGTCTAATACATCTCCACCCAATCTTTTGTACACAAAGGCAACTTGAGCGACTGCTCCTGTGACGAAAGCAGCAGAACCAGAATAGGCTCCTATCGGGCATGCATCTGTAACTTCCGAAAGCGCAGCAGTGGAGCCATTAAAGGTGGCTGTCTTTGGTAAAACTATTGCTGATGTGGTTGAGGTTGGCGTTAAGGTTGGTAATGACATACATGTTTTCTCCGTTCTAATGTAAGTAGTTTTGCTTCAAAGAAAAAGCCCCAAGCATATGCAAGGGGCAACGGAGGACTAATTTAATATTAGTAATTAGTTTTCTTTCTTTGAATCTTCTTTTTTCTTAGAAGTAGCCTTCTTTTTAGCGGCCTGCTCAGCTTTGC